TCTACTGCCGTAACTCAAGCTCCAAGCACTTTACTAATAAGGGCTTTAAAACATGCAGCCAATGGCAAGTTTTTCAGAGTGGTTGAAAGAGTTGGCTTAGACAATTTAGTAAAAGAAAGACAACTAATAAGATCTGCAAGAGAGCAATTTGCTGAAAATGAAGAAGACAAAACTATACAACCTTTGTTGTTCGCTGGTGTCTTGCTCGAGGGTGCAGTGATAAGTTATGATACTAACTTAACGAGTGGAGGCGCAGGCGCCCGTCTACTCGGCATTGGTGGTAGTGTTCAGTACCGAGAGGACACAGTAAGCATAAGTTTACGGATGGTTTCTGTTGCTACTGGCGAGGTTCTTTTAGAAGTAACCAGTCAAAAAACCATATTTAGCTATGGCAAATCCAACGACGTATTCAAGTTCTTTGAAGCTGGAACTGAGTTGATTGAGATAGAAATGGGTTCTGCTCGAAACGAAAGTACCACAATAGCTTTGATGAAAGCGATTGAAAGTGCTGTTTTAGAACTAATAAACTTAGGTTATGACAGGAGTTTTTGGACACATGACATTAAAATTGATAAGCCTAGTTGCATTGATGATAAGTGTGACGATTTACGGGGCTGATAACGAAATCTACATCGAACAATCTGGAACACAAGCTAATATTGACTTAGAGCAAATTGGCAGTGGCAACATAATAGGTGGTTTACAATCAACACCTGGCAGTATGAATCCTTTAGATTTGGACGGTAATGTGATGACTTTAGACATCAATATGATTGGAAACTCTAACAAATTTTTAGGCGATATATGGGCAGACACTTATACAGGATTTTTTCAGTTTGATGGAGATAGTAATGTTTTTACTATGCAAACTGACCCTAACAACACTTTTGGAGCTGATAACTCAAATGTAAATGTTAATGTTACTGGTAGCACAAACTTGTTCACATTAAATCAAGCCACGTCAGCTTTAGCTAGTCAGTTGGATTTAGACTGGATTATCAACGGCGATGGCAATCAGATAACTTCAAATATTAACTACGATGGAGCTACCAACTACATGGACATCGACGGTAACTCTAATAGTATTTCTTTTACTGGTAGTGGCTATGCTGGAGGATATTTTTATTGGGACCACACAGGTAATAATACTGCTTTAAACGTACAACAGTTAAGCACACAAGACAATGATTGGCTTAAAATTATATCTACATCAAGTAATACTGGTAATAACACTAGCTCTTTCTGCATCATTCAAAACGATCAAGGCACAAGCACAGGTTGTTGATAACATAGGTGACATCACAGAGCTAAATGGTCAAGCACAGATTGTAAGAGATAAAACTTATGATGCTGCCTTAAAATTTACCATACAACAAAATGACGAAGCGATAACTAATAATGGCCGAATGGCTATAACCTTTTTAGACGAAAGCACGGTTCGTCTAACAGAACATTCGCAGCTGATTGTTGACGAGTATATTTTTGACCCAAACCCTTCTAACTCAAAAATGGCTCTGACTTTTGGTTTAGGCACTGCCAGATTTATAACAGGTAATCTCAACCGCATCGATAAACAAAATATAAAATTAAAAACCCCAACGGCTAACATAGCTATCAGAGGCACCGATTTTACAGTGACAGTAGATGAATTAGGTAGATCTTTGATTATTTTGTTACCAGACGCATTAGGGCTATCTAGTGGTGAAATAGAAGTTATTACTGCAACCGGGTCAGTATTGCTCAATAAACCTTTTGAAGCAACTTCGGTTTCTGTTTTTGAAGCAAGTCCATCTAGCCCGGTGGTGCTAGATTTAACTTTGGGTGACATTGACAATATGTTGATTGTGAAAGCACCTGCTGAAAAAGAAGCGGTAATGCAAGAACAAACAAAAGCAAAACAAGCAAATTTATTAGATTTCAATGATTTAGATATTGATTATCTGGAAGAAGATTTTTTGAAAGAAGACGATTTAGAGTTTACTGAATTAGATATAAATTATCTTGATGTAAATTTCCTAGAAGATTTATTAGATGTTTTAGATGTTTTAGCTGTTGGCGAAGAAGAAGACCAACTACGGGAAGTGTCTGGTATAAACATATCTGGAACTTTGATAGGGCAAGATCCAGATACACAAATAACGACGATTGTGTCTGGTCAACAAGTGAGCTTGCGTCGTGCAGTTAGCGACTCAGCTCGTGTTGACATTGACGGCAGTAATTCTTACACAATAATTTTTATTCAAGACGGTACTTCAAATGTTGTTAAAATAAACGGTGGTAGTGATTCAACTATTACTATCACACAAAGCAACTGATGAAATATTTGATAATACCTTTACTTTCTTTACTGATTTTACCTTTAATTTTTACTAGCACGCCAACAGAGATTATTAAACTGAAAACCTTTGATGCTTTGGTAAAAGCACAAACCGAAAGCGGTAATTTTGTGATTTTAAATATAAACGAAAAAGATATACAGAATGAAGGCGGTTGGCCTTTGCCAAGAAAACGATTAGCTGAAATCAATGATTTACTTTTAGCTTATGGCGCTACAGGAGTCGGTTGGGTCATAGCTTTTCCACAACCAGACCGATTAGGTGGAGATCAGGCTTTTGCTGACTCTTTGCAGCTCGCACCAACAATACTTGCAACCTTTGAAAACCCAGCTGGTACTTTTCCGAAAACTATAGGCACAATTATCAAAGGTAATTCAGTTGTCGGTTTAGAAACAAAAGGTGTGATTGAAAACACAGATTTGTTGAGAACTGCAACAGCTCAAGGCATAGCTGTAGCACCAGTAGATGTAGATAATTTAGTAAGACGTTTACCTTTATTGCTACGCACTCCAGACGGTTGGGTATCAGCTTTTGGCACAGAAGTTTTAAAAATCTTAACAGGAACTAAATCGTACATAATTACTTCCGATGACTTAGGCATCAAAGAAATTGCAGTCAGAGGTTTGCCACCAGTAAAAACCGATAGTCTAGGTAGAAAATGGATTTCTTGGGTTGACACTCCAGAAACCGACTTAGCGAGCATGGATGTCAATGGACGATTTGTTTTTGTTGGAGTGACGGCGCCTGGTGTAATGCCACAGTTAGCAACACCAGTAGGTTTATTAGAGCCACACAAAATTCAAGCTGCCTTATCGGAAAGCATGTTGATACAAGACTCACCTATAATCCCTGATTATAGTTTATTAGCAGAATTAATGATTTTGTTAGTTACTACGGTTTTAGTTTGGTTTTTGTTGTTTTACCTTGGTATCAATTTAGGCTTGTTTTTCAGCGCAGTTATTTTTGGGATGACAGCTTTTTTTGGTTACTACCTAATCCAAAAAGGCTTACTGATAGATGTAAGTTGGACTCTAATTAGTCAGTTTATTGTCGGTGCTGTTGCTTTTTACCTTAGATTCAGAGAGCAATACAAACTTAGGCTACAAATAAAAAAACAGTTTGAACATTATTTAGATCCTCGCCAAGTCAAAAAATTACAGTCAAATCCAAGTTTACTGAAATTAGGTGGTGAAAAGAAAACTGCTACTTTTTTATTCACTGATGTTAGAGGATTCACTTCTATGTCAGAAGAGTTAGCACCAGAAAAAGTAACGTACATAATGAACAAGGTTTTAACAGTTCAACAAAAAGCCGTGCAAAAATTTGATGGTATGGTAGATAAATACATAGGTGACGCAATGATGGCAATTTTCAACGCTCCTTTAGACTTAGAAAACCATGAAGAAAAAGCCATAGATTGTGCTAAAGAAATCGCTAAAAACATGCAAGAACTCAATGAAGAGTTGATAAAAAGTGCTTTACCAGAAATAGAAATAGGTATAGGTGTCAACTCTGGCAAAGCTGTAATAGGTAATATGGGCAGTGCTACAAGGTTCGATTATACGGCTATTGGCGATGCAGTAAATCTTGCAGCTAGACTAGAGAGTGCTACAAAAGAACAAAAAGTGAATATATTAATAGGCGAAGACACTGCCAATAACTGTCAATATGATTTAAGATATGTCAACGACATTTTTGTGAAAGGTAAAATTTCACCCGTTAAAATATATGGGATTTAAGTTAAGTTTAATTTTAGGAGGATTATTAGTGGCAACAGTGTCTGGTTCGGCTTTTTATATAAAATACCTTAATAACCAAATATCCACCTTACAAGCCAATCAAATTGTCTTAGAAGATAAAATTACTGAACAAAACGAATCAATAAAAAATTATCTAATAAAACAAAAAGAAACTATGGCGCAAATGCAGACGCTAGAAGCCGAAAAACAAGAAGCAGTAAGATCGGTTACAGAACTTAGAAATAAATTTGCAAGGCATGATTTGAATAATCTTGCTTTAGTTAAACCAGGATTAATTGAAAAAAGAGTCAATGCTGGCTCAAAAAAAGTTTTTGATGAGCTAACTTCAATTACTTCCCCTAGAGTAGAAGAAGATGAAAATATCTCTCCTAATAATTAGCTCATTGTTTGTCTTGGGTGGCTGTTCAACACTGCCCAAGACACAACCAGTAGAGGTTAGAACCATAGCTGAAATACCACCGATGTATCACCCTCCATTACCCTTAGAAATACAAGGAGTGGCTGTAAAATGGAAGGTTTTAACACCAGAAATCATGCAAGAGTATTTAGATCTCGTAGAAACAGGCAAAGCCCCTGCCATGCCTTACTATGCTTTGACCACACAACAATATGAAAATTTATCTTTAAACATGGCAGAAATAACAAGATATACCAAAAACATTTTGTCGATAGTTGAGTATTACAGAAACTACGATAAATCAAAAAAGGAGAATAGTGATGAGTGACAACCCGGATGCTTTTGTCTATCAAGCAGAACTAGATAGAGTCGTTGACGGCGATACTGTTGATGTCGTATTAGATTTAGGCTTTGATGTAAAATTACACAAACAAAGAGTAAGATTGCACGGTATCGACACCCCAGAGTCGAGAACAAGAAACTTAGCAGAAAAAAAACTTGGATTGGCAGCCAAAGAAAGATTGAAAGAGCTCTGTGTAGGTAAGTTTAAAGTTAAATCATTAGGAAAAGGTAAATACGGTAGGATTTTAGGCATACCTTACACAGAAACAGGAGAAGATATTTGTCAAAAATTAATAGATGAAGGACATGCTGTAAAATATCATGGCGGAAAGAAAACTAAAGTATGGGGAGCGTAATTATGAAAATATCAGAGGAAGGCAAGGCTTTAATTAAAAAGTTTGAAGGTTGTAAATTAGAAGCCTACTTATGCCCAGCAGGACATTGGACTATTGGTTATGGGCATATTAAGGGAGTAGAAGAAGGTAAAACAATAACACAAAATGAAGCCGATGCTTATTTAACAAGTGATTTAGAAGAATTTGAAACATACGTTGAAAATATGGTGAATGTAGAACTAGAGCAAAATGAATTTGATGCTTTGGTTTGTTGGACTTTTAATTTGGGACCAACTAATCTGAGCACATCAACCTTGTTAAAAGTTTTAAATGAAGGCAAAAAAAACGAAGTACCTGCACAAATAAAAAGATGGAACAAAGCATCTGGAGAGGTATTGGAAGGACTTGTAAGAAGAAGAGAAGCCGAAGCTCTGTTATTTCAAGGTAAAGAATGGCACGAAGTATAGCTATATGTAATACTAGCTCTAGGCATTTTATGCTTAGGGTTGTGCGATTACTATGTCACTACCTAATTGTGCAACCCGCTTAATTTTATGGATCTTAACAAGCTCAAAGATTTCGACATTTTATCTGAACAAGATAAACAAGAAGCTCTAGCCCTGCTTCATAGATACGAACAAATTGATAAACAAGAAGAGTGTCAAAATGATTTTATAAAATTTGTTAAACATCTTTGGCCAGATTTTATTGAAGGTAGGCATCATAAAATTATTAGCGAAAAATTTAACCGCATAGCACAAGGCAAACTAAAAAGGTTGATAGTTTGTTTGCCGCCTAGACATTCTAAATCTGAATTTGCTTCTACTTATTTTCCTGCTTGGATGATGGGTAGAAAAGGTGATCTAAAAATTATTCAAACCACGCACACAGCTGAATTAGCCGTGCGCTTTGGTAGAAAAGTTAGAAATATTATCGATAGTGAAGAGTATCAACACATATTCCCAGAACTTAAATTACAAGCCGATAATAAATCAGCAGGTCGTTGGACAACTAACCAAGATGGCGAAAGTTATTACGCAGGTGTAGGTGGTGCAATAACTGGACGTGGTGCTGATTTACTTATTATCGATGATCCTCATTCAGAACAAGATGCTATGTCGCCAAAAGCCATGGAATCGGCTTATGAGTGGTACACCTCTGGACCTAGACAGCGTTTACAACCAGGAGGCACGATTGTCATAGTAATGACACGTTGGAGTACCAAAGACTTGGTTGGGAAAGTTTTGAAAAAACAAGGCGAAGAAAACGCCGATCAGTGGGAAATAGTTGAGTTTCCTGCAATCATGCCAGAATCAGAAACTCCACTGTGGCCAGAATTTTGGCAAAAAGAAGAGTTGTTATCAGTAAAGGCGTCTTTACCCTTGCCTAAATGGAATAGCCAATGGTTACAAAATCCTACGGCAGAGGAAGGTAGTATCGTAAAAAGGGAGTGGTGGCGACGCTGGGAAGAGGACAACGTGCCAGATTATAATTATGTCATACAAAGTTATGACACAGCTTTTTCCAAAAAAGATACTGCGGATTATTCAGCTATTACCACTTGGGCAATATTTGGAGACAATGACGACAATCCAGAGGGTATTATTTTATTAGACGCAAAAAGAGTGCGAGTTGATTTTCCAGAGCTAAAAAAAATAGCTTTAGAAGAATATAGATATTGGGAACCAGATTGTGTCTTAATAGAGGCAAAAGCCTCTGGTACACCACTAACGCATGAATTAAGGCGCATGGGCATACCAGTCACTGCTTATTCACCTAGTCGTGGTCAAGATAAAGTAGCAAGAATGAATAGTGTTGCACCTATTTTTGAATCAGGCATGGTT